GTACGGCACAAACAGGCTCGCCCCCCGGTTGGACACCTGCGCCATCTGCTCCCCCGTCATAAACTGTTGCATCAACTGGATAACCCGACGGGCAATCTGACCGATACCGATTTCCACGGTCGCCAACTTGTCAGCAGCCCTAGCGTTCCCGGCATCCGCAATAATCGACGCCTCCGTAGCAGTGCGCCTGATTTCAGGCATCTGACCACGCGCATACTCCGAAACACCCGAAACCGTGTTGATGTCGGCCTCCACGATCTCCGACATGTTGTACACCTCAGGAGACAACGGGGTTTGCGGCATCGGAACCACCGTTTCCGACAACGGCTTATTCTCGTCCACCACCGGCACCAACCGGCCATCCTGATCAGACTCAAGGGCCTCACGGCCCTCAGGGCCAAACGACCGCTCATGGTACAAATACTTGCGGGCGTACCGTTTGCGTGCATTCATCATCTGCGAACGGGTCTTGTCCAACTCCTGCTGTAGAGACTCCAACGCCTCCAAATCACCCATCGGGTAGAAATAGTCGGGGATGTCGTAGTTGCGCATCATCACAAACGGTTGACCATACGCATACGGCATCGGAGTCGGATCAATCAGAAACTGGTCGCCAGACTGTGGAGTCACACACAATGTGTTAGCAGCCACATCGTAATACTCAAAGACGACGCACCGCTCCTCGTTTATCAGGTACTCTTCCTGCTCCTGCCGCGATGTCACCGAATATGTCGGGGACACCATCGAATCCGCAGACAACGACCTTCTGGCCGACGCCTTGTAACGCCTGTCAGCCTTGGCCTCCTCCAACGGGCGGATAATGCGCTGAGCAATCCACTTGGCATCCTCCAAACAGGTTGCCTCAGGGTCCACAAACACGTCAAACGGGCTGATCCGCTCAACAAACGGCTGATCCTCCACAATCATCATCGCGGTCTGTGGAATGTTCGCAGCCATCTCATCGTCAGTCGGCAAACCACCCGCCAACTCCGGTGCCTCCATGGCAAACTGGTCAGCCTCGTCCAAAGCCTCGTTGTACAGGTCTTCCCGCTCCGTTTCCCCCAGACGGCGCTCCTGCTCCAAAAACTTCCAACCAACCTTCACCCAACTATGGCCGAAAATCAGAAAATCCTTGACAGCGCGGCGAAACGGCTTACGAAAATCGTGGTGCTTCCACAAATGGTTGACCACAGCCTCAACGAAAGCCGCACGGTCCTGATCCTCCGGCTGGTTGGGAGTTACCACAATCTTGGGGTGGTTCACCGAAACAGACGGCGCTATCACATTGATCGTGCTAAAGGCCAGATTGACGGCAATCAAATCCTCGGAACTGACCGACGTTTGCGGCCAATGCTTACCACGGTACAAATCGGCCATACGACGCCACAGGCTGTCGTACCCCATTTCGTCACGCCAACGAGCGGACGCGTCTAACCGACGTTTGACAATCTCGTACTTGTCGGCCTTGGTTTTGCGAGCCATCAGAACGTCGCCTTATCTGGCAGACGTTCGATGCTTCGACCTTGGGCCAACGCCTCTTGCTGCGTCTTCCGCCCGCGCTCCTCGCGCGACAAGTGCTGCTCGTCTGGAGGCAACAGAGATCGGTAACCCCGCCCAGTTACGAACCCGATGCCAAGAAGCCTTCGACGGCGTTCCCATAGGTCATCTATCTCGGCGCAGGACAACGCCCCACGCCGCTCCACCACATAGTCGTGGAACTCCTCGTAGGACGCCTCCGGGTGGAGGATCGCCACAGTTACGGGCGCTTGGTATGTGGTGCAGCGTTATGGCCCTTCAGGTTTGGCTGCGGGCTGGCAGGCTCAATAGAACCCGTGGGACCATGCTGGTTGAACGGAGTGGTCCGCGGCGAGTTCTCACCGTAGCCACCAGTCTGGTTGTTCACCTTGGGTGAATCAAACCGCTGCTTGGGTGAACTGGGAGTCGCCGGTTCCCAAATCGGGTTGGCCGACACGGAGCCGCCACGCTCCATCTTGTTGTTCTGGCCCTTCGGGCCATCAATTGTTTCCGTACCACTGGTATGTGACACAAAGTTACGTACTGCCAAGGCAAAAACCTCCAATAGAGTCTCTAATAGGGAAGGCTAGACTGTCCCACGCACCGTTTTGGCCCCTATTTGCATCGGATTGGACACATCGGCATCTCGTATAACCATGCGGGCAAACCAGTCCACGGTCCAATAATCGTCCACTTTTGGCGCAAACTCGGGCATAAAAGCGTACTGGCGCATCTGATTGGCCAAAGCCAACGCCATAACACGGTCATCGTGCGGAGAACCGCTCATGGAACCCCGCTCATTGCGGGTATACGTGCGCAACTCCGCCAACGTGTACCTGTCGCGAAGCAGCAACTCGCCGCTCCGCAACGCCATCCCCAAATCGTCAATCAGCAACGGCTTCGTAGTGCGAGTCGTCTTCCACCCAAACTCCTGAGACACCTTGGAAGTCACCTGATTCAACGAACGTTTCCGAAACAGGTTCGGATGCCCCAAATGCCGCAACTGCACAATCGTCGTCAAACCATGATTGTTCGACTCAACACACGTCAGGGCATCATTGTACCACAAAGCGAGCATGTAAACCTCGTTGGCCAATGTGTCGGGGGGAATGTGTCCGTGCCACACAGCAACTTGCTCGCCCGTTCGCACGTCCAACACCTGCGCGCACGAATAGTCCCCGTGTGCAAGCCCCTCCGCCGTGTCAACCCCAATACAGTAGGGGTGTCCACCAACGGGTTCACGCCAAACTGTGAACATCTTTTCGCCATTCCACTACTCGGGTATATGGCTGCCATAAATAACCGCCCTGCCCCTCTTCAACATTTGTTTCCATGTCTTCCAGAACATCCAGATCAAATACCGGATTACCAGACTTGATAAACGCTTCCTCAGGCGTCGTCGGATACTCCTGAGCCAACTGCCACGACAGCATCGACTCCTTTTTCGACTCATACCAAGACTCGTCACGGTCCTCCGAAGCAGACCACGGAAAAAACATGGGTGCAAACCTGTTGGTCCCAGTCTGCGACCCAACCCACAACTCATGGAAAAAGTTCCCCGATCCGTTGGCGGTACTCAAACCAATAATGCGACCCCCCACATCCGCCACCGGCTCTATAGAAGCCCACGCCTCCTCAGGGTTCGGAAGGAACGCCCATTCGTCAACCACAACCAGCGAAGCCGACTCACCTCTAGCAGGATCGGATGCCGAAGGCATCGAAGTAATCTGGCTGCCATTGCTAAACGCCATCCTCTGCTGATGTTCAACCAGCGTCTGCGGGCCACGTTCCAGCATCCAATCCGGCATGTGTTGAAAACCATACTTGGACTTCCTCAACAACAGCACCGACTCGCGTTCGGTGCGCGACAGGTCAATAATGTTCTGATCCGGTTTAAAAAACGCCAACCAGAACTGGTGGGCAGCCACCAACGTGGTCCAACCGATCTGACGGGCCTTCAAAGTCAGGGAATACCGGTGCTCATCCCAATGCGTCAACGCATTCGACTGGGCAATACGCAGGTCAAACAGGATACGGCCATGGGCCGGATGCGCTATATGCCAGTAGTTTCTCAAAAAGTGGCGCTCGTCGTCAACACAGCGCCGCCATTCGGCTTCCTGTTGAAGTTCAGTCAGACGAGTCATCTAGCAGACTGCACGGGCCGTGACGCAGCGTAACACCTTCCCAACACACGCAATTGTCGTGGTCGCAGAACGGGTCGTACACTTCGTGGGCTTCCACGGCAAACGATGCCACCAACTCCCGTCGTTCACCCATCTCAACTTACATTCCAGTCCAGTTCGGGTGTTGCTGCATCAACCTACGAGCCAATTCCTGCTGCCACTCCCACACCGAACCCTGCCACTCCAGTGGGGGCGGGGACCCCGGATCCCGCACTGCTGGAATCGCAGGCTCCCTAATCGACCGGGCAGGTACGGCAGGCTGCGCTCCGGGTCCCCGCCCCGCTCTCAAACCCTGTGCCCGTTGAAGCACCTGCTGCTCAGTCCAAGCCGTCCTTGCCGCATTCTCCGCCTCTATAGAGGCAAAGGACTTCGGTTCGTACGATCTCGTCGGTGCCGGTGGTGGGCGGTGAGGCATCATCTCACCGGTGACGGGATTCGGACGCCAGAACACTTTAGGTCCAAGCACTCCAGTAGCCTCCATCCCCATGGCGGCACGTCCGCCTTCCCTCAACGCCATTGAACCACTCGCACCAGCGGTACGCGCAGCACCAAAGCCCAGCGCAGCATTCGTCCCCATACCTATCACGGCCATCGACGCCAAAGCCACACCGATCCTGTTCCGCAACGTATCAGCCTCAGTGTCAGCCTTCTCCTCCTCCACAGAAGTGGCATACTCTTTAGCGCCACCACGCTCAGCAACACGCGTAGCGTGCTCCCGATACCCCGGAGAAGTCACATCCGTGAACTCATCAGCGGCACGCATCCCCGGATCCAGAGTAAACGAACCCGGCGGCATCCGGCCAACAATCGACTCCAGTTCCTCTGCCAGTTCAGCAGCCCGCTCCAACAGGCGCGTATCCGTCGAAGCATCCTGCAACGGACGCTCCATCAACACAGACC